GATAGTATCGCCTCCCCTTGTTTCGCTCGAACCATGGTTTCGTCGGGTGCCAAGGGTCCGTTTCCGCCTATCATACCACCCATGTGGAACGATGGTTGTTCGGCGGCTACGACGGCGCCTTGTGCCACACCCAAAGCCGTGGCCGCCGTCATGAGGAACGGATTCGGGAATGCTTCCACCACGTTCGTCGCCGTTTGAACTACGATTTCCGCCAGCGCCGCCGCCTTTCGTATGTTGAATGCCAATTCCGCGTTATGTTGGTTTTTTTCGCCAAATGCGTCCACCAAATCCGCCGCCACATTGATTCCTTCTATCGTCATATCAATCCCCTTTCTGATATCACGATATAATTCTTCCCTGGCTTTTCGTTCCCGTTCGATGTTTTCCAAACGTTGTTCGGTATCCTGCATATCTCGTTCGGCTAATATATCGAAGTTTTCCAGCTGGAAATCTAACAATTCTTGGTTCATCTGCTCTAATGAGGAAAATCTATCTTCTCGAATTTGGGCTAATCTATCCTCTAATGCCAGCTTTAAACGCCCAAGTTCTTCCTCGGATTCGGCGGTTTGTTCGGTTAAAGATAATTGTTCCAAAGCTTGGTTATAGAGTTCTTTCGCTTGAGCATATTCATCATCCAATAATAATAAACGATGATGGTGTTCGGCGGTTATTCGTTCCTCACCTGTTAGACGTTCCCGCGCCGTGGTTTCTTGTTCCTCATATTTCTTTTGAACCTCATCTTCCAGCTGACGAATGATTTCCACGGCATTCGCCAGATTATCCACCTCTTTAACCGTTCGTGCCACGGCGCCAATACTTCGTCCACCACCGCCACCGGTTGGGGTTCCCCCACCATCGCCACCACTTGGGGTTTGCATTGTAGCCTGGAACTTTTGACGGAATGAATCCAAACGCGCTTCCGCTTGTTCGAATGGGGAAAAGAATGCTTGGATAGCCGGTTGTCCTGCGTCGACGGTTTCTTGTAACGCTATCATGGCACGTTCGACATCCGATGTGGTTCCACTCAGTTTTTGAACACCCAAATTTACTTCGGCAAATATAATCTCGAATCCGACACCAAAACCACGGAAAATATCCGACGTGACGGTTCCAAAATAAAGAATCGCTTCCGTGGCATTTAAAATAATGTCGACCAATCCACCACCGGCACCGGCTTCTTTTCCGGCTAACACATCCAGGAACCGAAGGAATTCCCCTTGGACCACCGACATCGCCGTGGCGGATACCCTTTGGAAATCTGCCATGTTTTGTTGCATGTTGGGACCGGTGGAAACCCCGAATTCTTCCGCCAAAGCCACGAAATTTTCCAAGTTATCGATGGCACCCGATTGTAAGAACTTGGGACCGGCATTCCTTCCGAAAATCTCCGCCGCTATCGCCGCCTTTTGTTCGGCGCTTTCGACACGTTGTAAGGAATGGAAAACATCTTTTAAAACATCATCGGCGCTTCGTAATTTCTGGAATCCGTCCACGGTTTCGGTGGTTTGTACCCCTAACTTTTCGAATGCTTGTTGGGCTGATTTCGACCCTTCCGCCGCTTTATTCATCAATTGAGGAAGCCGAATCAAACCCGCTTCCAGTTCTTCGAATCCTAACCCAGCACCTTCCGCCGCCAAACGAAGCCCGTTCAAGGTGTCCACGTTCACACCTGTTTTCGCGCTTGCATCCACCAGCTGGTTAGACATATCGGCGATGTGTTGGCCAAATGCTATCGCCGCCACACTCGCCGCCGCTATCCCCGCCGTGATTCCTGCCATGGATTTCCCGATGGCCATCCCCATGGATTTCGCCGATTTCGTGGTTTTTTCCATGGATTCTTGCTGTTTTTTCGCCGCCTTTTCCGCGTCCCGTGTTGCCTTCTCGTATGCACGTTCCAAGCTCGTCGAAATCCGTTTGGCCTCCGATTCACTCACTCGACCCGTGCGTGTCAAACCATCAATTATATTCTTTACATCGGCACGATAACTTATTTCAATCGTCTTATTTATGTCCGCCGGCATATCACCTAACCTTCTTTTGTTCTTTTATGAAAGCATCCGCCAGCTTCGAAACGAGCTTATCGACGGACGAAGCCGCCGGAAACCACATCGTCCGCTGGGCTACCAATTTTCCTTCGGGAACCGTGGAATCGGAACCATCCTCACGTTTCGAATAACTCGCCGCGCGTATCTTGTAAGCATAAGGAGCCACATTGGAAAAGAATCCCTCTATCTGATTCCCTCCACTAATTATTCGAATGCCTGTTTCGAATTTATCGATAGACCGTTTCGATTTCTGCTTTATGACACGACGTTTTCCCGATGGGGATTCCACCGGTCTATCCCCTCGGACTATCCAATGTTTCTTTGCATATTCCACCCGATTATCCAATTCCGATTCGATAATGTGAAGGGTTAGGGGTGCCACATCACGAATCCCCTGTTCCAATAGTTCTTTCTGGGTTCCAGTTATTTCGATGGAACCTTTCCCCTTTCCATATCTCAATCTTCTATTGGCCATTATTCCGCCCCACGTCGTTTAAATCGTTCATGTTGTGATTTTACAAGTTGAATTTGGAATCGTTTTTTATTTTTTTCGATTTCCGCAGGCTTGGTATGACTAAGCTTATAATCTGCTATCAATTCCGCCTGTAGTTGGGCATCCAAGGAAAAAAACCATGTTGGATGCTGGTTCCAATAACGCGAAATCGTGAAACCCGTTCGAACTATTCCGCCGGCGGGTTTATAGTAAAATTTTCGGCTTCTTTCACCTGCTTTTCGGTGGCGATATGTTTGGATAGTTCTTCGAATAGCTGGGTTCCCACATTCAGGACCGTAACAGGTCCCACATCGTGGTTGGATAACCATTCTTGCATTTTCCCACCATACGCCATTAAATCACAATCCGATAATGAATATTTCGGATGGGTGTTCTTTTGTAACATGATGCCAATTATCGCCGCGAACAATCGTCCCAGCTGGGCGCGATTCGGGTTCGTGCTTATCATATAAAACACGTCCCAAATTGCGCACATGCTTTTCGGCATATCGAAAATGAATTCCTGTTTCCCAATGGTTTTTTTAATCATGGTTCCACCCTTGGGATTAGACTTCGGCGCGTGTTATTGGTCCGTATACCTCACCGGTGAAGGCGATGGAATCGGGGTTTCCTTCGGAAACACTAGCCGTAAGAAGAACTTTTTCGAACGTGGCTTTCGTATTGGAACCACCCAACGAACTCATGTTGGCTTGAAATTCTACGGTAACCAAGAATTGTTCGAATCCCGTTCCACCGGTGGACGTGGCACCACTGGAATTATTCGTTTGATATACGAAATCCAAAATCGTGTCTTCGGTGGAATCTGCCAGTTCGCGAAGGTGACATGAAAATGAAATGCTTGGAACGGGGTCGTTTCCTGCTCTAAGCCCAACGATGGAAGCTCGGTCGTATATCACGATACGTTCGGCTTTATCCAGGTTAAAAGACATGTCCCCGGCTTCATAAGCGACGGTGTAAGATGTTGCATCCCCGTTTGTGATGGTTATGGTTCCATCCCTGGGGACGGCTACGACGGTACTTTCTGCCATGGTGGTTTCTCCTTATTGTAAAGGTATAAAGTGTAAAGATTCAAAAGAAAGGGTGGATAGCATGTATTCGCCACTGTCAGTTAATTGACGTTGGGACGATACAATCTTGATATGTAAGTTCTGATATAATGTGGTGTTTGTTCGGTCTAAAACCTTCTTTATTATATCATTTTCAAAATTCAATGCGTTGTCTATATCTGCCAGCTGGGCCAATGGTCTTATCCGATAAGCCATCGCCACGAATACATCCGTCGACATCATAGCGCCTTCGGTGGAACGTTGTCTATCATCCGCCGCATTCGAACCTCCGATTCCCACGGAAAACGCTTTGTGTGCGATGGAATTCGTGGTTCGTCCGAATGCTTCATAGGGTAATGGACTTAGCTTAGTCCCAGCGATGGAAGATATCACCGTGGCTATTCGGGAACGAATGGTGGATAATTGGACCGTGGACATTAGAACCGCCGATATTTCAAGCGATGGAATCGATTCGGTGGGTTCGATGTCACCACCATGGGAAACGCCGCTTTTCGTTTGGTTATATCGTCGCTTCGTCCATCCTCATCTAAATCATAGCGGAAGGATGTGGATTTCCACGCATATTCATAACTTTTTATATGGATGTTGTATAAATCCAGATAACGACCATTCGATTGTCCCAGGGACGAATGCATGTTTCGCCATATAAGAGCCAATGAAAGTTCCAAGTGTGCGCTTCGAAGCGCTTGGGGTTCCGTTATGAGATAAGGTAGGTTTCCTTGTTGGCGTAACCGTTCCACGATACGGATCCAGGCTTCATCGATATAACGTTGCCATCCATCGGTATATCCATCGGGTAATAAATCCGCCAAATCGCTATAGCTGGATTCCAAATCGATGTCGGATATGACTGGATATAGTGGACGGCGACATAAATATGCCGGACGTTGAAACGTATAATCCACCCCATCGATTTCCACCTCCCAAAGTTCATAAAATCCATCGGATAGGGACATGGTGGTGGGTAGGGTGGATGCGTTTATGGTGTATTGACATTTGGACGAAACGATGGTGGCCACTGACGTGGTGATGATTTCGGAACCATCCTCGTCGAGTAATTGATACGTCGCCGATGATGGGGTAATAATCCCACCATCCCGATATATCGCCAATTCCACGGTTTGGGTTTTCCCGCGTTGAAGCATTTGGGGAACCCGAATCCGTGGCGCGTAATAGTCCGATAATAAAGCCATTATGCGTTTATCACCTGGTACCATTGCGAACCGTCACAAGCTATCATAAGCCCTTGTCCGTTCGATACCAGTATAGTGGATGCATCGGGTTTCGTTACTGTTAAATCAGCACCACCCGTTCCATTATTGGCAATCCAAAACACCATCCCATCTTGCAAGGCTGGAAGATTCACGACACGACCGACCGAATCGGGGTCAAGAATCTGAATCATTGACGAAGCTTTGTCCAATGTTTTCGCATCGGCTAGTGTTTCCACATTCACACCGTCTTTTAATCTTAATTGTCTTGGAAGGACGAATGCCCCTTTCGCGTTATAGTTTGCCATTTCGAAATCTCCTATTTCCCATTTTTATGGTCGTGGCGGGTTGCGATACGTTCGGCCAATTTTCTGGCATCCCGTTCGGTGGTGGAACCTTTTCCGGATTCCACAATTCTTTTAACCATTCTTTCGAATGCTTGACGTTTATCAGACATTGCGTTTTCCCTTCTTTGGGGGTGTTACACCCTCAATATATACCGGTTCCCCTGTTTCACTGTATTTTTTCATATATTCCAGTTTCATCACATCGTGTTCATACATCTTCTTGATTCGTGGGGTTAGGTGTTTCCCCTCATGACGGGAAACCCTCTTTTCCTGCATATCCACAAAATGAGACAATATATCGATGTCCGGTTTATCGAGTATCTTATCTATCATAAGTTTTTCACGCCATTCGTTATATTCGTATCGTTCATGTTTCCAGATAATTCGTTTTCCGGATACCTTCGGAATGTCGAAAATCGAAGCATAATAAAATCCTCCACTTTTCGTTTTAAATCGGGTTTGGTATCCCATGTCTAAATCTAAAATCTGAAAGCCGTTGTCCATCATTCGAACACGTGCCATCGAACTATCCGTTCCACCCCTGGGCACCATTCGAACATTATTCACCCCAGCCAATTCGAAAAGCGTGCGAAATGTCGGAAGCCATAGCCACCGGTTTTTATGTAGCTCGAATTCCCAGCATGTGTTTGGGTTGTGCATATACCAAAATGGTTTATTGGGGGCGATGGGTAGTCCATCATTTTCTTGGAAATCTTGTCCCGTCCAAGGTTGGTTCGTCATGGTTTTATTCCTAGGTTCATGGTTTTAAATGGTGGCGGTCCCAGCTGGAACCGCCCAAAGATTTGGGGACCGGGAACCATGACAAACGGTCCCCACATCACCCATAAAATGTTTGTTTATGCATCCGTTTCGATGAGAACACCGCGCGCATCTTCGATAATCGCTACACCTGCATAAGCCGTGCCGACGATTTTCGTAAGGCTATATGCCGAATCGCGTTCCAGTTCTACGAGTACGGGTGTTCCAGCTGGGCGACTCTCACCACCTGGGGCCGCCAATGGAAGGGGTGTTCCTAATGCGTAGCCTAATGCACCCGCTGAAAAAACTGCGCCGCGTTTGTTTCCACCGCTTTCGCTAACGTATGCACTTTTATGTATCTGCACACCGAGAAAATCACCGACCACGCCTTGTCCAACGGCTTTCATAAGCTCGTGATTCGCAGGGTTGAAAGCGATGGCATTTCCGGTTTCGTTTCGGATGCTGGCTTGTAAATCAGCCACCTGGCGAGGATGAAGGACGGCGAATAATTGGGATGGGTTATTTTGAAGTTCTAACGCGAAAATCGCATCCATCATATCGTCCACGGACATATCCACACCACTATCGCCAACGGATGTTCCGAAACTTGGGAATGTAGCGCATACCATCGTCATAAACTTAGATTCGAAAGCGCCGGCCATGGATTCGGCCAAACGGAAAACATCGATGTCGTTTCCAAGCTTTGTCATCGCCGCCAAATCGGTCAAGTCGTAACGAAGACCGATTCTACCCACCGCGATGTCTTCGGTGGCATAAGTAAGGTTGGATGATGTGATTTCGGAACCGTCGCCGACGTCTGACATGGGTGTATATCCATCTAACGAGGCATAACGAAGTTGTATGGTATCACTACCCATGCCCGCAATATCGCCAGCGAAAATTAAAGCGCCAGAATTACGAAGGGACGCCGCGTCAAAAAGTAAGGCTCGGACTTCATTTTCAATCATAAGGTCCATTCTTAAGCCAGCTGTATTCAAAACAGAATAATCTATTGTTGCCATTTTAAAATCTCATAGTTAGGGTTTTTCGTGGCCTTCACTGTTTCGGTGGTGAACCTTCCACACTTTTATATTATACACGAGTTATTCATAACCTGTGAATAACCTGTGTATAACTTTTTTCACAAGTTATTCATAGCCTGTGAATAACCTGTGTATAACCTGTGTATAACTTTATGAACCCCGTTTAAAGAATAAATCCACGCAGTTTTCGAAGGTTTCGGGTGTTTGTGAATGGGACATACAAAACGACATAATCGCCTTCTTATTTTCCACGTTCGATATGTTGTCACATGTTTGGCCGGAAACCTCACCCGTGGCGCTATTCGTTTGTGTCATACACATTAAGAGTTTGCATAATCCATCGCCTTGTTTATCGATAAACTTGGGGTGACATATCGGTTCCACCACATCCAATTTTCCCAGCTCCCTGGCGACGGGGTCCGGTGTTACAATGATGGGTTCCATCGGCTTTTCGGTAACTTTGGAAATCCCGAATCCCATGGCACCACCCACCACGAAACAGATAATGCCCACGATTATTTCCATTTTAAACCTCATCGTATAAAAAAGAAGGGTGATGGAAGTAACAGTTCCATCACCCCATGAACAAAGGAGAAGAATAGACGTTACACGCTAACCGCGACGGTAACGGTAACACCCACGGCGCTTTCGATAGTCAACGCCGATGTGGAGGAATAAACAACGTCTAACTCGATTTTGTTTCCACTGCCATCCATGGCGGAAACATGAACCAGCTGGACGCCGAGATTGTGGGTAATGGTGGCGGGTGTGTTCGCTGTCAATGTTACCGAAGCCGAATAACGCAAGTCTGACAAACGAAGCGAAAACGAACCATTATTGGAATCGTAATTGATAAGTTCATCCGCTTGAGAACCTGCACTTATCGCCGCGCGAACTCGGGCATCGGTATAGTAAAGATTCGAACCTTCGGAAACGTCCGATGTGGTGGCATTCAAAGAGAATTCACCATATCCATCGTATGAAAGACCGGTTCCGGCTTGGAATTCACCTGTTACATCGCTAACCAATACTTTTAAAGCACCGGTGGAACTATTGTATTGAAGAAGGTTTCCATCGGGGGACGAAACGGTTTCGGCGGATATGGCGGTTCGTGCTCTGGCATTCGTGAAATACTGGTTCGAAGCACCTTCGGAAACATCGTCCGTATCTCCGTTGAAAGAGATAACACCGGCGGAAAATCCGATGGCAGTTCCACCCGAAAACTCGGCGAAAATGTCGGAACGAAGAACACCCATGGCACCCGTGGAATTATTGTATGTCATGATTTGAACGTCACCGGCTCCGGCGGTCCCCAAGGAAATCGCGCTTCGTGAACGTGCATCGGTATAGTAAAGATTCGAAGCACCTTCGGAAACATCGTCGGAATCACCATTAAAAGATATGGTGGCACCGCTGATTCCAATAGCGGTTCCGGCTACCAGGGAAACACCCATTACACCGGTAGAACTATTGTATGAAATACCCGTTCCGGCGGATATGGCGGCGCGTGAACGTGCATCGGTATAGTAAAGATTGGTCCCTTCGGCGACGTCCGATGTGGTGGCATCCAAAGAGAATTCACCAACCCCATCATATGAAAGACCGGTTCCGGCGGAAAACTCACCGGTGACATCACTAATAAGCACTTTAAAAGCACCCGTGGAACTATTGTATTGAAGAAGGTTTCCATCGGGCGCCGAAACCGTTTCGGCGGATAATGCGGTTCGTGCTCTGGCATTCGTGAAATAAAGATTCGAAGAACCTTCGGAAACATCGTCGGTATCTGCATTTAAAGCGAATGTGATTTGACCATTCGAAACACTGGACGAAAGACCGGTTCCCGCCGCAAGATTCGCCGATATGGTGGCATTCGAAGCGTTTATGGAAATCCCGTCGCCGGACTGAAGGACCGAACCCACCTCGGCGGCGGTTATTGGGCTTTCGATTTGGGTATAGTTTCCAGCTGAAGAACCATCGGAACCACTAACAATATATGTTTCGGTTCCTGCACTGGGTGCCGTCAAAATAAGAACATCGCCTTCTTTCAACGCGGCGGCGGCGGAAGATTCGTTGGCGATAAAATTCGCAAGGCTGGTTTGGGTGTTGTCAACGTGGACATCCGTTATCGCAAGTGATGAAATTGAGAGTTCACCATTCGAAACACTCAACATTGACGAAGAACCGGAAGCGATGGCGGAAATGTAAGAAAGCCCGGCGACATCTTGCTTTCGTGCCAAGTGATTATCGGCGGTGGGTGCATTGTCGCAGGAAATCGAACCTTTAAAGGTTACGGCGGGATTATAAAATTGCATGTGGGGTTATACCTCTCATGTGGTGGGTTAGGATAGATAAACCTTTCCAGATATAGCCACGGCGAATGTAATCGTTACCGAATTGGATGAAAATTGTATATCGGCCATTATCTGATTTCCTGATAAATCTACTATAGTTATCCGGGGAATAAAAGAAAATGAATGGCTGATTGATACACTAGATTGATTCGTGAATTCCGTGACCACTTGGGTGGTTCCCGTGGTTGGGTTGTATATGGGGATGGCCATGGTTCCAAACCTCGGATTATTCGAAAATTAAATATATCGTGGCGGTTCCCGTTTGGGATGCCAGGTATAGCTTTCTTTGTTGGCTGGTTTGCTGTGGGTTATACTGAATAATCGAATCCACCGCTTGGGGAAATGCGTTCGCCGTGGGGGATGCTGAATCGGCACCTTCATAAGAGAAATATATTGCCTGGGCTTTCGCTTGGACTGTCACCAATTTCGCCCACTTGGGAATCGATACTTCGATGTTTGTGGTGGAAACACTCGCCATTTTATAAACCGCGCCGCCATTTTCCCAATTAAGGGTTGTTAAATCTATTGCCATTTTAAAAGCTCCTATCGTTTCGTTCTTCGTTTATTGGTTTGGGTTCGTCCCCCACGTTTGGGTCGTGATGGGGATGTTCGTTTTTTCGATGTCATGGAAATCGCGATGGCCACCGCTTGGCGATAGGATTTCCCTTCCGCCATGATTTTCCGAATCTTCGAAGATAAATCTTTCTTTTGTTTCGCCATTATCGCCTCGCCTTTTGCGCATAGTAACGTTTTTTTATTTCTGCTCTATTCGCTTTAAAATATTCATAATCCCCCGCACGTTTTAAAATGTCCCCATTCGTGGAATGGTCCGTGGTGGATTGGACGCCGTTATTCGTTTGTGGGCGAATCGTTTGGGCTACCATGGAAGATATCGATGTGTTCGATGGGGTGGAAGATTGAGGAACCGACGGTGGGGTGGTGGTGGTGGTGGAAGATTCGGTTTTATTGAGATAGGGACGAAGGACCACGGGAACATCACCGCCTTCTTTCATCTCACCCAGCCAATTCGCCAACGTCACCTTATCCTTTTTCGCTTTTCCTTCCATCGCCTTGGTATATTGCCATTCGATTAAATCACGCACATCGGGGTCCGTTATGCCGTGGGTAGCAATAGCCGAATGACGTTCGTATCTTTGATTCGACATCGCCAATTCATCTTGTAACGTCGCCAGCTGGGACGCCATCGCATCCGTATTTTTTACGCGGGATTCCATTTCGGTTATCTGGCTTTCCAAAATGTTCGCCCTGGATTCCGCTTGACGTTTCGCTTCCGAAATCTTGGAAATCCGTTCGCGTACAATGCTATCCACATCATCTTTTAAAATATATTCTTTTCCATCGTGGGTTATTGTTTTCATGGTTCATCCTGGTTTGGGGTTATGCAAATTCGATTTTCTGTTGTTTGATACTTCGAAGCTTCTCGATGGCCTCGGCTTCCGTGGTGATTTCCGGATATAGCTGGAACATGGCATCCAATGGTCCCAATAAGCCTTTGTCCATTAAGGCTATGATGTTTTCACGTTGGGATTTCTTTTCCATCTCCGAAAGCTCTATAGATTCATAGTTTATTATGTATCCTGTTTCGGGATAGTTCGTCCCAAGGATGGCATTCGAAACCATCGCGCCGATTTCGATGGCTTGTATATCGCTATATCGAAACGTTTCTTCGAACCGTTGCTGGGCTTCTCTTATTGATTCCTTGGACATGGCGATGGAATAGCCGGAACGGGGGTCCGAAGATACCTTTTGAACGGAAGCGGGGTCGATACCCATTTGGGTGGCTAATCTCCTTTCATAAGTCACGATAGCGCCCAACATCACCGAAGGGTCCGACATCCCCGCTTGGAATTGGCCAATAAGGGGTTGGGTGGTGGAATCGGGGTCTGCAGTGAAACATAAAATCGAACTCGGGTCCGCATTTATCGCCATTCGTTGGGACGCCATCCCCATATCTTGGGTGGATAGTCCAGCCAATTGAAGGGATGCCGTATAGCGTTGAGGAAACGAATTATCGAACATTAGGTGCTTAAGGAATGTGTAATACGTCGCCGCCACCATGGAACCCGAAACCACTTCCGATAATTCATAGGGTGAAAATAGTTTTCCTGTCAAACTGGCATGATAAAACACCCACGGAAGGAACGGTTTTCCCTGGGAATCACGATACGGATAGTTCGTCCCACTCATATCCCCACCCAAGAAGATTTCGGATACATCATCACCCTTTTTTCCATCGTTTTCCACCACGAAAACCATATATTTCGGATTGTTGGGGTCCCGAACATCATAATAATCCATGGTCCAAAACATATCCTTCGTTTCATCATTCATTCGAAGCCGGTATTCCTTCAGGACATCACATTTCATCGGGTCCCCACTGGGCGAATGCGCATAGACCATATCGGGGGTGACGGGACGAAACATAAGTTCACCCGAATCGGAAATATCCACCCTCATAAGCATTTCACGAAGCCCAATCGTTTTCATTTGGACATTCGACATCATTCCAAAGTATTGCGATTTATCGAGAACACCTTGGGGACCGATATAATCGATGGCTTGTTGGGCTTGTTCCCTTCGAATGCCCACCGTCGGTTTTCGGCTATATAGCACCGCCAAAGCCTCGCATCCTTGTTTAAATACGTTCGAACTGGTATCCAATGAACCCCATATTTGGCGCCTATCTATGGCCACCGTATCGGTTAAAAAATCTTCTAAATCGGGCGCCCAATTACCTTCTAATAATCTTCGTCGCCGTGCCGTGGTTTCCGCTCTATCGTTTGATTCCCTATCGGGAAATGCCGGTTTCGCTGGGATGTTATACATATCTATTTCCTCGTTATCGGTATTTTCGAAAATTTGGGGGATGCATATTTGGTGTCCAATATTGGGGTGACGGCGTATCGAAGCGCATCTACTGCATGTTTCCACTCGGATAACCTATCCATACCACCGGACTTTTTCAACGTCCACGAACTAAGGGACCGGATAAGGCGCTTACATTTGGGATTTACCACGAATCTTCCTTGGACCATGGCTTCATGTATCAATTGACACCCATAATAAACAGACCATCGTGGTTTATGTGCCGTATGAATCCGAAAGGGACATGAACCCTGGGGATAGTCCAAAACATGTTCCAAAGCCGAACGAAGAAGGGAATTCGACATTCGTCCACCATGTTTTCCACCACCGTGGGGACGGTCCCCCGTCCATCGGTCTATCTGCAAAGGTTTTAAACCGTTTCTTTGTATCATGGCAATAATAGCGCGTGCATGGCGGCGTGCCGTTCCGGATTCCTTTTCCCCACCGGCGGCGAAATACTCATCCAATACATAAACCGCCTTTTCACCCTCCGAAATCGCCACCAATATCGCACATTGGGAATTCGGATGATGGCCATGGTCGATTCCGATGGAAAATTTATACTCACCAGCTGGGCACGGTGCATCCGATATATGGTTTTCCCCAAAGTGTTCGAAAATCCTTCCATCCAGGGGAACCCCAACATCCCACGAACCCAGCAATCGCGCCGATTTATCTATTGAAAGATATGTATCTGCGATTCGGTCTATATCATCCTGTAATAATAAGGGGTCACATCCTTCGGGGGTGGTGTTTTCCACGGTTAGGGGTGCATGTATATCCCGAACCCGTGGTGGTTTCGTTTCGGTTAGACGTTTTAACCATGTTAAATCTCCCCCGCCGATGGGGGTCATCGTCATCAGCATTCGACCACGGTTTCGCAGTAATCTAGCCGCCAATTCTCCGAAAAGCGATTGTGGACATGGTTCGTCACACCAACAAAAATTTATCGTACCGGACGCGGCGCCTAATGTCCCCTGGTTCGCTGTTTTAAAAAACAACATGGAACCATTCTTCAATTTGAACCACGGGTTTTTCGCCCTATATCCGCGCCCTTCTTGGTATTCTGGCGAATCGTCTGCATATTCATCCGTTCCGATAAGCGAATGAACCTTTTGTTGTATGATTTTCGATTGTTCCCACGAATGAACAATAGCCCAAACGGTGATTGGTGGTTTTATATGCGATAAATCCTTATATGGGGAATACCCTTTCATCATATACAGACATTCCGCCGCGCCGACATAGGTTTTTCCAAGCTGGTTTCCCGCACGAAATAAAACGATGGGTTCCGTGGCTTCTAATACCTTACGTTGGGGTGGACTGGGACGAAAGAAATCCAACGGTGATTTATCCGCCAATTCTTTGAGTTCACGCGCCTTTTTCGCCGCCAATAATAAATCCATCATGATGTTTTAAATCTCACAATGTTGGATGTATCGGCCAATAATTCTTCCATCACTTGTTTTTTGAGTATCGGCGGAAGCGCTTGGATGGCATCCACTATCTGAATCCTCAGTTCATCGGCATTCGTTCCATAGTTTTCCTTTTGAGCTTCCACGAATGTTCGAAGCTCATCATGTAAAGATAAATGAAGCTTATGCAGGGAACCCAAGGTGTGAATAACTTTTTCATCCCTGGCATATTGTATATCCGATTCCACCTCTATGATTTTCCCAATACGAAATGCGATGGGGTCCGTGGGATACTGTTTCGGAATCCCGTTCGCGGTTGGGTTCCTGGCATTCTTTTTTTGTTTCTCTCTATCCTTCTTTACAAGATACGAAACATTCGGAATGGTACACCCCATCTTTTCGGCGATGGCTTTTTGTGTCATTCCGGATTTATACATTTCCACGATTTGTTCACGTTGGCGTTGTGTTAGTTTGGATTTTTTACTCATAAAATACGTCGCCTTTAAACATTGATATAACGGTATAGAGAGAAAATATGGTGGTCATAGCCAGAGATCGGA